GGAATGGTCAACCAGGACTGTTCATCATCGTGTCCCACAAGGGGCTGAGCCGTGCAGTCTCTCGGCATTTTGATTAGCACGTAAATATTTACACCCTGGTGGGAAACGTTTTGGTCAATTTAAACACGATGACCCAATAGGTCCAACCACGGTGGTAACATAATATCACCTTCAGGCTGGACAGCATATGGACTAATAACCAACTCATCATAATGCTTCTCTAGGCACCGTTGTAGATCTGGCGGAATGTTGAATGCAAGATAGAAAGAGTACCTGGCCTCTTCAGTTATTGGTCGATGCTGGAGCTCAAGGCCAGCAATACGGTTGAACTGATAATAACCAAAGTTCCGTTCATCAATCTTGCCCTTCTTCCCTCCGCCATTTCTCAACAGGCAACGGTAGAAACTCTGCATTATGGGAATACCGGCGGTCAAATAACCTCCGCATTCACCAAGAGCTGTGAGTTGCTTTTGACATCCTGTAGGGGTGTCAAGAGGAACAACACTGATTGTGTCCTTCGAGATGGCACGAATGGGGTTGCGAACCATGATGTACTCCTTCCCATTAAAGCAAGGGCTGGTTTGACAGAACTCAATTCTCTCAAACTCGTACACCGGAGGCTCAACCTTAATCACAAACCCATACGTCTCAAAGAATCGGCTCACATAGTCGTTGAATTTGTCCAGAAATTCACGTTCCATGATCACCACACAATCATCACCATTGTTTGCCAGGGAGTACTTGGATATATCAAGCTCAAACATTAATTGATACACCAAGGCACACATAATGATGCAGTTGCCCAAACCGGTATTCATGTCACCAGACATACGACATCCATCAACTGTATACTTAAGTTTACCATCAGCACATCTACCTGTACCGCGGTTCTTAACCTGCCAACTAAGTAGTTTGCAGAGCCAAGGGTCATTACCAAAAATATACTTATAAAATGAATGCTCGTATTCATGAGCTTCAACTGAGACATGTTGATCAAACCGGCTTGCATCCAACCCCACAGCAACAGGGTTGGAGTATTTTGCCCATTTGCTAGCAAACTCGGTCGCTTGCTGAACAGAATTTAAACATTTCATAACGGCAATTTCGTTAAAAGTGGCAGCAATAGCCTTGTATATGCGATGCTCGACGTGTTTAACATACACGCCGACTTCAACATTGTAACGCGGGGAACGAGGCTGAATAACCCGCGCCACTGGACTTGGTTTCTCTATGGTACTGATCCGTTCAGCCTTGACGAAGGCCTGAATGGAAGCATCCTCACGCACCAACGGCTCATCTAACAATGAGTCGTAGGCTTTCTGGTAAATCGTGCGCATTCGACCCCGGTACAAAGTAGGAAAATCCTCTTTGC